CCCGACGAGGTGGCGCGGGCGATTTTGTGGCTAGCAAGCGCGGAGGCGTCGTTTGTGACCGGGACGTTTTTGGATGTTACCGGGGGCAAGTGAGTGGCGTGGGACGGCAGTGCATCGTTCTTGGCAGGATTCGTTGGAGGTGGGTTTCAGCCATGATTTGATGCGACAGACGGGATGCTGGTTGAATTGGATAATTTCGCATAATTTATATTATGTCAAATGGCTCATCGAACAATGGATATATTTTTGTCATCATAATTGCGCCTCGAAATCACCCCGCTGCATACGTCTATAAAACGAATAGCATCTGACATCATCCCCGTAACATCGCTTACACACACGTTGACGCAAATGGTAACGTGCCTCCTTGATCGCCCACCTTGGCACCCCAAGTAGTACCAACGACTCACCCAGCACTCGAGTCCGATTAACGGCCTTCCAGTTCGTATATCGCTCATTCCTAATTTTCCAATAGTTCGCTAAAAATTCCAATTCGATAGCATTCAACACGTCCTCAACCGTCACCAACTTAACCATGAAAAGCCTTGCAACATCAGAAAAACCCACTGTACCTCAACATCAACATTACCGCTTGCGAAGCAACTGACCACTGATCAGTTTTGTCATAACCTCTGTTCGAGTCTTATCCTTAAACCGCATGTACTCCGACAACTGCTCAACTAAATCCTTCGGCAGGTCTACAGAGAAATTGACAAGACCATGTCGCTCACGATAGGCCTTCGCCTTCTCATAGGCAGTCTGGTAGACCTTTTCACGGCCAGGCTTACGCACCAACTCTAAATCCATCGTTTTATCATCTTCAACCTGGCGCATCATCGCTCCCTTCAGTCAATCCATAGTGAACCTCAACTCATCGTCGCCACGAGCATTTCGCTCACGAATAGCACGTCCAAAAGCCTCCTGCAACCTCCTACGCTCATACCTACGCCCCCAACGAAACATAGCCCAACTCAGTAGTCCGGTACAAACAGCCTCAAAAAGAACCGAGTGATACAAAGCAACCTCAGAAATAATAATCATCATCCCCACGCATAAAATGTTAATGAGTAGAAACAATACACCAAATTCATAAGTTACAAGTAACGTTTAGTCAAAACGGACAATAATCGTCTGCCGGATGACACCCCGGCGCAGTCGCAAGATACACCACACCTAGGCCATTGTTACACCACGTCTGCAAGCCGGTCATATCGTAACCCTCAAGCGCAGCAAACGCCGCCTGCACAGCCGACATCTGATCCTGCGCATCGATCCACCTGGAGCGCACCTCAGGCACCGGAATTCCCTTGCTCGCAAAGTACCGATGCTTACCAATATCTCGAGTCTGCATATCCTTGCCGCAGTACTTGGCAATGTAGGTAGCAATCTTATGAGCGCCCTTATTTCCAAAGCCGAACTTATGAGGATCACGAACGTTCACCTGCGCCATCTGCTCACCATTCGGACCAAGGCCAACGATGCTTTGCCAGATCGACCGGAGCAAGGCGTAGACCTGACGACCACGAACCGCAACGTGAAAATGGAACGCCCCACGCTCTTGCTTTTCCACGACAGCCACATAGTCAAATTGCTTATGCTTGCCCATCTTTCTGCGAAATAAATCCCAGTGTCTAAGAACAGTTTCCCGATCCTGCATATTCTCGCGATAAGTCAACGTCACCATACGGTCAGCACTAATAGCCTTGCACTTCAACCTAACATGCTTTTTCGCCCTACGACCAGCATCATCCTCATTTGCCTCGCGCTGCTCACTCTCACCACGCTTTGCACGAGCTTTAGGCATGATTGCAGCCCCTTGGAAGTGTTTCTCACGAGTGACCGTCACTTCCTTCTGTCCATCCTCAAAAATGCGCTCACGGAGCGTATAACCGTCCCACCAAGCACCCCTTGCTTTATCCTCCGGTGCACCAAAAACAATTGACTCAACACCATTTTCATTATCTAATTCGTTCACTGCTTTTCCAATCACGACTTGGTTAAGTGGAGCCCCCGCAGAGTTTCGACCTCTCCGGGGGCTTTTTATTTCTCCTGCAGAAAAGTCACAAAACCTAATTTCCCTATGAAACTGCTCTTCCTTGCGCCTGCTGTACGTTATATGTCCCTAATACAAGTTTAGCGCCGCTGCGCGGCGCGCCCTCCTACGTCGGCCTCACCTCGCCCGACGCTGCACACTGAGCATGATTCATCACGCTCGAGACCGAATTTAATTTTGTCTCGAGTAAACATATTGCGCCTCGAGGGGCAAATCCTCAGCTGAACACCCAGAATTAAATTCGGTCTCGAGCGTGATAAACATTGTTCAGTGTGCAGCTGGACGCGCCGGCGCGCGCCATGAGAAAGGTTGTTGATCCCTAACGGGACCAAGGCCGCTAAAGCGAAAGACCGGCCCGCTGGCGCGCAACCCTGCCCTACTCCTGCTCCCACTTCGCGGCTGGCAGAACGAAGGATCACGTCGACGGCACCGGAAACGGAGAAGGCTGAGCAGGCTTAGAATGCCCGCCAGAAGTAGGCGTACGCGGCAAATCGGGCTGAGGCGTAAAGGCCAAGACACCAGCCCTCTCCTCAGTCACCTCAAAGGCCGCCTGACGCTGCACAGCGCCTGCAGGGGGGACAACATCATGCCCATCCATCACACGAGCCGCCTGAGCCGTCCTAGCGCTATCCTTGCGATCCTTCTCGGGATCGAAATCCTCAAAAAAGCCATTCCGGGCAAACGACCGGCACATACCATCCTGTACATCCATCGGCGTAGCCTGCTGGGTCTTGCATTCGCATTTGCCCTTGAACTCTATACACATCGCCGGCACCGGCACCCTCGTCGGCTTAGTCTGCTCATCGTATTTAGGAGCCGTATGCGGCAGCCCAACAACCCGAGGGGTATTCATTGCGATGTAATGCTTGGCATCCGCGACAGGATCAAAAGGCCTCTCTCCCGCGGCTGAAAAACCACCAGGTGGGACACCAGCTGGACCAGCTGGGCCAACAGGCGCAGACGCCGAGCTGGTGACATCATCCTTATGCGCCCTTGCCTGAAATCTCTTCAGCGAAAACCACCCAAGGAAAATCATACCCACCACAAACACCATGGCCAGCACCACCTTAACGGGAATACGGCGCTTGACGGTATGAACCTCAGCCGATTTATAGAACCCATATGAAGACTTCGGATACGACCATTTCGACGTAACAGCAGCAGCCCGAGCACCAGCACTCGTCGGAGCAGTTTGGGCACCTTGAAACTCATAAATCGTCGCCCGTTCCATACCAAACTTGCGGATCACGTGCAAATGGCGATCAACGAGCTTGCGAACAAAATTATCGACTAGCGCCACGTCCTGAGTAATGAGAAAAATATCCTTGCCAAAATGACGGTGCGTAGCCAGTAGCTTATAAAACTCCGGCAGCGCAGACCCGTTGGGCTTTTTTGGAAAAACGAACTGCGCCTCATCAATCAAGATCATCGACCCGTCAGGAAGCGACGGCCACTCCTCAGCCTTGAACTCAGTCCACGGCAGCATCAAATCTTTGACGCCCGAATAAAAAACCTCACGCTTTTCCTTCTCAGCCATCACCTTTAAAAAGGTCAACGTGTACAACGTCTTGCCATGACCGGGCAGACCAGTAATCAGCGTAATCATTTAAGCGCCACCTTTTTCACAGAAGAACCAATACCGCGCACAGCAATCGAAGCAGCAACCGCAGAAAATATGATCGACAGCGCCTTGTCAAGCCACAGGAAACCAATCAGCCCAAGCGCGTCAGCTGGAAGCCCACGCACGCTACTGATCGCAGCATCACGCATCGCCGAAATAGCTACGTCCGAACCCTTGTACGTAACGAAACCAATGCCAACCGCCAGCAATACCCGAAAAGCCCAACTGCTCATGGACTTAGCGAATGCCCCGATAATCTCAGCGACAAGTAAACCCCACATATCAAGCCCCTTGAATAATTGACTTTGAAACAAGCATGTAAGCGATGATCCCGGCGCACGCCAACACGGCGTACCTCAAAGCCTGAATGTGATCGCAAATTGAACTGAAACTCACAGTCACAGCACGCCCAGCGACCGTGAAAGACTTATCAGCGAAACAGGAGCCACCGCCAAGAAAACCAGACGAATCTAACGACGTACTACTAAGGTCAACAGTGTCCCCAGCCTTGAGGGCATCTATTTGCGGCTGCATAGGATCAGACCCCGCCAATATCGCCTTCCCGTCTGCCGTCAGCGGGTCCTTTGTCAAAGCATCTAGATCATCCTTTTGCCGACAATCCATATCAGCAGCCTGCTGCAATATGGAACACTGGATTGCATCACCGTTACATGTAACGGCGGCACAAGAGCCGGACACGGTCGAATTGCGACACATCGTGAGCTCGGCATGCTTAGCGCAAAAATCGTCTTTATCAGGATCAGGGACGCCAGGTGCACCAGTATTCGAACTACCAGTGCCACCAGTCTGAGAATGAGAAGTAGACCCGTCTGGAAATTTCGTGGTGATATCGTTCGACGTGGTGATGGACCCATCAGAATTGATCGTCGTCGTCGTCACCGTCGTGGTTGTCGACCCATCCGGGTTAGTCACCGTCACAGGCGCCTTGGTCACGGTACTGGGCGACTTAGGAACATCAGGCTTGCCTATGCAAATCGTATCGCCATCGGAATCGAGACCGCCAGCCACAGAGCCGGTAGGACAGGCACCTGGCGTAGAAGGAGCAGGGATAGTAGGCGCACTGGTGGGATTCTCCGGCTCAGGCTCTTGCCCGGCACCAGCGCCCGCAGTACAAGTGTTACCGGTACGGCTCATCGGCAAATAAGCCACGTACGGGTAATAACCGTTCTTTGCGCCAAGAGCGTCAATACCATTCGCAGGCGTAGCCGTACTTTGCGTGGGCTGATCGGGCTGTACCTCACAACCAGAGCTGCAGAAAAAAGCATCGTAGACATTATGCGAAACGTCATACACCTTCGAAGCCACAGCGGCACCCTTAGCGGGACCAGTGAGCCAAGACAAAGTAACCGGCACCGTTCCAATCGACCCGACAGTACATACCCGAGGAGGCGGCGGTAACTCGCAAGTGCCAGAAATAACATTGAAAACCTGAGGTGCGACACACAAACCCTCACGCACAACCGAGTGCCCAAGATCGCGCTCAGGAGGCGCGGACGTGTACCCCCAGCACTCAGCACGAGCACCGTCAGGAGCGATAGGCGCAGAGGTAACCGTGGTGGACGGCCCAATAATCGCGTACAGAGCAACGCACGCTTCCATCGGAGACGCGTAACTGCCAAAGCCAGGATTCCAAGTAATCACCTGGCCAGACGCAGAAACGCTAAAGAGCAGCGAAAGCAACACAAAAAACGATATAAATAGTTTTTTCATTTTCGGAACAGTATCCAAAAGCCGCCGCACGTCGCCAAGATCACAAACAAGCCAGCCATACCCACCCCCGAAAATGTAAACAAAAAAAGGGAGCCGAAGCCCCCTCCCCGGCCGCATGAAAGCCGATTAGCGAATCACGCGACGAATCCAGCTGAAAGCCGCGCAGGCCACCACGACGCCGATAATCAGGCCACCGGCGTTCTGCACATCGGTCGTCGCTTGCGTAGTCGCAGCCGTGATATCCACGCCCGAACCAGCAGCAAATGCCGAGACCGAAGCGCCGACAGCGACCGCACCCACAACCAGTTTTTTGACAGCTTTTTTCATTCTGAAATACTCCCTTTAATAACATCGATAACGCCCCGAAAGGCCCAAGCAGCCGCCCACACGGAAATCAAACCAGCCGAATAGACAGCGCCATCCTCAGCCGACATCTGTAAAAAATTATTACTGACATCAGCACCACTCTCGACAACGTATTGACACGTCGTCACATCCTGCACAGACGGATCGAAGCCCAGCAAATACGAGCCATCCGCCTGCAATACAGCTTTGCCACAGATCGCCACTACAGCCCCTCACGCTTGATCATTTCGCGCTCCTCGTGCTCATCAGCGTCAAACTGATCGTAAGCTTCGTTCGCTTCCCTACGGCTTGTAGGACGCACGCGATCACCCGAACTGTTAACAACACCGCCCTCACGCTTGATCATGGCCTTCTCAGCACGAGCCTCAGCGCGAAACTGAGCGTAAGCTTCCTTGGCCTCACGCTTTGCGAGCTCTTTACGCTCTTTCACCGACTGCTCAATTACACGACGAACCCAGCCAATCGCAGCCTGCGCAACCACCACGCCAATAATCAACGGACCAACGTGCTGTACCGAGGTAAGCGCGGCACCAATTGCAGGTCCGAGGATCGACGTGATAGGCACAGTTAAACTTTCGGAGAGACCACAGCGGCACCAGGAGCGACGACCACTGCTTTGGCCGTCCATGGATTGATAGAGAAAACTTTGCCCTCAACACGCTTGTTCTGGCCGATGCCGATCTCAAAATCGACCTCGTAATCGCCAGGGGCAGTATCTTTGAACTGCTCAGGAAGCAGAAGCTCACCCACCAGAGGAACAACGTTGCCCTCTTTGTCACGGCCATGCACGATGCACTGAGCCATGCGCATGTCGTAATCATTACCGGTTTTCTTGGAACGGCCAGCATTGACAGCGACGTGCAAAATTTGAATACGAGCTTTCATATATTTCTCCGATTAGTCCGGCCCCTCGACCGGTTGCGTTCAAGCACGAATGTGCTATCGTTTACTCCCGGAGTAACGTCACTTGTTACTCGAAATGGAATAACAGAACTGTATATTCCAAACAGAGTAATTGCTAATTGGAAATAGCTATGAATTACAGCGAACTGGTAGTCAAAGCCTTAAACGGAAGAACCGTCAACTCTATGGCGAAGGCTTGGGGACTACCCCAACCTACCCTCCAAAGATGGCTTAAAGGAGAAAGAGTTCCCGATTACGGGACAACTATCAAGATGGCGTCAGAAGCAGGAGTAGCACTGGAAGATGCAGTACTAGCCGTGGCTGAACAAGAACAAACGCTCAAAGCACAGAACTTCAAACTACAACGGGGTTTTGTACAAATCGAACTGCTGCTATTTGTAGCAACCTTCGGAATCAGCGGCATTATTTATATTATGTAAAATAACGTGGGCGTCATACCTCCCTGCGCAGCGCAATATCCGTCGGTCTAGGTGACCAGGCGCATATCATTCAGGCCACCATGTGTCCGTCGATCCCGAGCGTGTCCGTTTTGTCGGCTATAAGCTCAAGACTCGACTCAAGCACGCAGCTGGAGCGCGGCCGCAAAATACTCGGTAACGCGCCGTACGCGAGACGAAACCAACCGGCGCGTTGGCCAGATCAGGCTGACGTTCAGAGTTTCTTTCAGAAAATCATCAAGTACGGTGACGATATCAGGATGCCTCAGTTCGTCGACCAGAGACAAGCCGGTGAACAGGCCAATCCCGACACCGGCCAGCACCCCGGCCCGAATCGTTTCCGCACTGTTTGAGCTCAGATTTCCAGACACTGGAACGCTGTATTTCCCTTGTGGACCAGCAAAAGGCCACATTGCCGCATAGCTCGTCCCTTCATGCACCAGGCAATTATGATTGACGAGATCGGCAGGAGTCGCAGGGATGCCGTGCTGATCGAAATAGTGCCGC